ATTCGCTGTACACGTTCCATCAGTATTGTTAACAGTAATAGCAGCCGTTGATGCTCCTACCCCTTTTATCGAATTTACCTTAATCTCTGACATAATTAACTATAAGGTGAATCTCCAAGAATTGAAGTGTTCCATTGTGCTTTTAGTTTAGCTTCAGTATCAGCAGATGCTATAGCAGAATCAGCAGGAGCATCCCTTAATGCTTTCTTCTTACTAACTATATCAGTAGTACTAGCTGATGTCTCTAGAGCTTTTTGAAACTCAATATCGAGTTCTGCAAGTTTGGATACTCTTGCCTCTCTTATATTATTTTTGTGAATTTCTTTGGCTTTTGCCATGTCGATACCAAATCCCATAATAATTAAGGTGTATAAGTCCAAGCACTTCTGAAACTCCTGTCTGTGGGAATTTCAGTTGCATCTACAATATAGGATGCTTTGCCCTCTGGTACATCTTTTGCTTGTATTTGTTCAACAGTTAAACCACAATTATCTGCGGGCGAGATAATAGAGATACTACCATCATCTTTTATATAAATAATTCTTTTATCTGAATTTGCCATAGTTTTTTATTTTATTATATATAAAGTCACTATTGATCTCCAAATATTGCAACACTAATGAAAGGTGCGTCTTTAAATGTTGGTGCTCCACCTGTATCAAATCTCATTCTCATACATCTAATATTTAACTTGCTAACTGTTCTATTCCCAGATGCATTACCATCACTAATAGTTGTAAAAGAATCAGCATTACTTGTTTCCCAGTTAGATGACCCATAAACTGCACAATACCCAGTACTTGACATTGCTGTAGAAAAATTAATTGAATAATCTCCAGTATCCTCGTCTGTCACAGATGTAACGCCAAAATGATCTCTTAAAGCAACATTCGTACCATTAAAAGATACCCAAATTTTTGCACGTCCTTCGTATATTTGTTGGGTCGTTGAGCTATTGCTACCACTTGTATCTGTAATTGTTCCTACTTTACAATTACCAGTTAAAGAAAGATTACCACTTGTATCTAATAAATCAGTATCACTACCTGCTGATGATGGTGCGTTTATTGCTATTGACCCACCACCTGAAGCTGCGTTTAGTTTAATCTTTGCGGTCATTTATGCTGCCTCCAATGCTGCAACTTTAGTTTTTAATGTTGTAACTTCGGTTGATAATTCCTGTACTGCTTTGATTAATAAAGGTATAGCTTGTTTGTACTCAATAAATAATAAATCTTCATTTTCAGCATTTACTAAATTTGGGTCTACCTTTTGCCATTCTTGTGCAATACCGCCTGTTCTCACAGTTTTAGAATCTGCTGCATATTCTGGCTTGTAAGTAAAATCAATTATGGGCAATTTAAGTATCTCGTCAAGTCCTTTTGCAGTAGGTACTATATTATTTTTTACACGTTCATCTGATGCAGAAGTAAGGTCAATCGTACCAAATCCATAATATAAAGTCGTTTGACCATCACCTGCTGCACCTAGCACATTAATCTTATTATTAGCTGCTGATGCACCAATAGCTAAACGCCCACTAACTAATGCTCCATCACTTGTTGTCTCAAACTTTTTAGCGTCATTATAGTATAAATCTACTGATGAATTGTTTCGTATTAATATCCCATTTTCACCTGTTTTAGGTCTTATTGACATATTACTATCAAGACCTTCAATTATATTTGTAGTTCCATCGTGATAAATTTGTAAGTCTGCACCTGTTCCTAATTGTATCTTTCCAGAATCATTAGGGATGTTTAAGTTTCCAGAACTATCAACTGTCGCTCTAGTTACTCCACCTGTATTTATATTGACAGTATCAGATGCAAATGATAATCCTGTATTTGAGTCAGTACCTGCTATGGAAGCTGCACTTGCTGATCCGTCAACTCCAGAAATACCAGTAGTGCCGTTAATGTTTAAAGCCATGATTAAAGTATAACTAATATTGCGCCAGAAGGCACAGTTATTGTCACTCCTGAATTAATTGTAGGTGATACTGTATGTGCGTGTTTATTAGCAGTCAAGGTATAAGAAGTTGTTGCAGTTTGATCAGTCTCAAGAAACAGCTTATCAGTTCCACCCCCGACAGCCCCCGCTCCACCAATTTCACCCCATGCTGAGTTTGCATAACCTTCAAATTTGTTTAGCGTTGAATTATATCTAAAATCTCCATGCGCAGGGCTACCATCCCTTTGTGCTGTAGTGCCTACTGGAACTCTTAAACTAGCTGTATAGTTATGAGTTATCTTTCCAGTAAAAGTCCCACCTGCTTGGGGCATTAAACCTAAGTTTGTACTTGCAACCGCACCTATGGTTACATATCCATTATTAGCTGCGTTTCTTATCTTTAAATTTCCATCTGATGTATCAACGTGCCATTGATAAGCATAATTAGTTGTTAATGCACCAGACTTACTATTATTAGATGCAATAGCTTGCAGAACATTATTTAAGTCAGTACGTACTGCACTACCTGTTCCGTTATCAATTATAAAATCGTGTTCTGCCATTTAAACAAGTAACATTGAGTTTATTCTACCCTCCTTTACCAAATCCGACAGCCTGATAGGTGAAATTTCTATCAATCGAAGCATTTGAGGAGTTTTTGAAGTGAACAGTAAATCCTGTACCACTTACACTAGAAACTACAAAATAATCTCCAGATGCCATATTCTGAGCATTGATACCAATAGAAGGCAAATTAGTATTAGCTCCTAATAAAGAAGAAGTACCAACAAAGAAAGCATTGGTAAATGTAACAGCCTTTGCACCTGCTCCACTAGCAATAACATTACTTTGTTCTGTTCTTCTTTGTAAAGATGCTGTATAACCTAGCTGTGAAACTTTAATATCTTGTGCGACATCATTACTTGTTAATTTTGCTCTAAATTGAAATCCTCTACCTTTATAAGTACCATTTGCAAAAGTTTGGAACGCTGTATAAGTAGGAGATCCAGAAGAAGGATTATCTTGAGTAACCCTAACCAACATTTCAGCATTAACTTCTGTTGCAGTAGCACCATCAAAATCTGTCCATGTATCAATATTTGCCAACCTACTATCTATTAAATCATTAGGGTAAAATGCTTCTGTTAAGAAATGACGCTTAAGGTCAAGACTAAATACACCACCCAAATCTAAAGTCGTACCACCTGCAGTACCACCAAAATCATAAGTACCAGAACTAACAATTCCACCAAAATCATCTAGAGAAGGTACTGTATCTAAATCCGTAATTGCATCAAAAAGACCTGTACCAGATAAATTTAAGCTGTTTGTTATGGCGTCAAATTCAACATTAGTTTTTGTTCCTTGAAATTTAGGACTATCTGTATCTTCTCTTCTAGTTTGTGTAATTAAAGGTGCTTGGTTATCAGGTAAATCTATAATTACGCTTGTTTCACCAGGGCAAAACCTACCGCCATCATCCCTAAATTTTAAAATATATTCACCTTCTAAATATGGAACTTCTGCAGATGTTGTATTACCTGCAAGCGCTTGGATTAGATCGGTACTGTTAGAAAATGTACCGCTACCATCAGTTTTTGTAGAATGCCTTACATAAACACGCCCACCATGAATAACATCAATATCTGTAGATAAATCCCAACGCAATCTAACTAACTTTTCATTTATAGGTTCTGCCGTTAGTCCAGTTACATTTGCAGGTAAAGCAGTTTTACCAACCGCATTAAAGGTTAAGTCCGCAGAAGTAGCACTTATTTGTAACGATGCGTTATAACTAAATACTTGAAATTCATACGTTCCAATATCAGTATTAAATATTTCAAAATCAGGAGAAGAAACTGTTGTAGAAACATAGTTACCATTATTGAACCTGTAATTAACTTGATATTGCGTAACACCAATAACAGGCTGCCAACTAAGAATTAATTTTGATACAGCTCGGTTATTTATTTCAACAAGTTTTTCTTCTGCTAATAACGAGCCAGGTGGATTTTTTAATTCATTTAATATAGATACTGTTCTTGTTGGTAAAGCTGAACCATCTTCTATAAATGCATACTTTTCTGGAACATAAGATAAAGCAGTAATGTTGTAATTTATTGAATCTTGTTCTTCTACTGATACAACTCTAAATTTTTGTGCAACAACTGTTGTATCTTGTATTAACCAAATTGTATTAACATTAGGTGTTGTACTAAATGCACTATCAACACTAACTACAGCACCAGATATTCCTGTTATGTTCTTAGTCTCAACTGTCCCATCAGGCATTATTACACTAATTGTTGGGCTGTTTGTAGTTGGCAGGTCAGTATTAGCAGTATCATCTACAGTTATTGTTGTTGTTGTTGCTGCATTTACCCTTCCACCTCTACGTACACCCGCCCTAACAGGGTCATTGATTTCGATTACTGCACCAGGTTTTAGTATTACACCGCTATCTATTGATGTTGAGAAAGATACAACTTCACTTTCATTTTGTTCTGCAAATAATATTGCTCTACCTAATCTTGCAGCTTGACCTCTTGATGTACAAGCAAATGCCTGTACTTGCTTTAAGTTTACCCCTATCTTGTTTACAGCAGATGTATCTTCTACAACCTCAAAATCTATTTCCTGTGTATCCATATTAAAGTAAGAAACACTTATAACACTATGTCTTTGTTTTAAATCGCTGCCTGTATAACTAAACCCTTCTTCTGATACGTTTGATAGGTTGAATAAATAACTGGCATCTGTTGGTTTATCCTGTGTTATTGTCATTGCCCCTGCTGACCATATTGGCATACAGCGCATTACACCAGATAAATCATTGATTAAATCAAATGCTTCTTCAGCAGATTGAATATTTACATTGCATGAAAATCTAGCTTCTTGACTACCTAACCCATCATCTACAAGAGTATTAGCATATTTAGAAGCAGAAACAAAAGAAAATAAATCAAGATTACTGTCTGTTATATGATTACCAAGGCCATATCTAGTATCTGTTAAGAGGTCGAGTAACACCATTGCAGGACAGCTTGTCCAAACAGCAGCACCCATAACACCATTAAAAATATAACCAGTTGGGTAAACAATTCTGCCAGTAGCATTATCAACAGTTGGTGTACCTGAACTATTTGCACCTGCACCTGGTATTCTTACTTTTATCCCACGTATTCTATATTTTCTTATAGGAATAGAACTAAACTGCTGAGAATCTAGGCGTAAAGATAAATAAGCACTATTCAAATATCTTTGTTTATCATCTATTATTTCTCCGAAACTTGTCCATTGAAAAGCGTCAATTAATGATGATGAGGTACTGTCAGCAGTAACCCTTGTTACTCTTATATCAACAGGGAAAGCACCTGTAATATCTATTCTATAATCTTTTTGGTATGCGTCAGCAGTCCTACCTGTAATAGTATCTGTAATAACATCTGTATAACCACCAGAATTATATTGAACTGATATTTTTAACTGAACAGAAGAACCTAACAAATCTCCTTTATCTGTAGCTTTCTGTAATTGTGGGAATGTAATTGCAATTTTAACGGCATCAACATTTGTATTAGTGATACTTCTAGTAACAGGTGATGCATTTGTAACTTCAACACCTACATCAGTTGTAGATTCTGAACTTTCAATTCCTGGTATATGAGTTTGACTGCCTGTACCAAATCGAGGTGTAAAGCCAACATTTTGGAAATTAAAGTCAGTTGTATTAGGACTAGAAGAAGATGCAGTAGATTTTAAAACAGCAGTATCATTAAGATATACGTCTTTAAGGCAACTATTATTATATGCAGTTGTACCTTTTGTAAGTCCTTCCTTTGATGGTGATGCAAAACCTTCTATTTCACCTTCAGATATAAGATCAAGAAAACTTGCAAAACTTTTACTATGTAAAGTATCAGGTGTTCTGGTAGGTTGTGGTGGTTGTTTTGGTGATGGTCTGCCACCTGCACCTTTTATAGTTTTAGGTTTTGTCATGCTCTTACCTGTTCAGTATCAATACCTGCACTTATTACAACACTACCTGTAAAAATTTCACCATAAACAATAGGATGTGTTGTACCTGCTCTGCTTGATTGTTGTATGCCATTAAAACCAAAAGATATTCTAGGATCAGATGAATTACTAATTTCTTTAGGTTTAGGAACAGGAAATAACATACCACTAACACCACTAAGAACCATACTTGCACCAATCAAACTAGCTGATGTACCTATTTTTGCCATCGTGCCTGTAACTATTCCACCTGTTAACTCAGCACCGGCTTTACCAAAAGCACCTGCACCAGGAAACAAAAATGATGCGCCTATTAAAGCAGCACCTAATAATATTCTGCCTCTATTTCCACCTGCGCCACTTATAACAGGTACAAAACTTATATCTTGTTGTCCTATTGGTTGTTGTATTTCTGTTTCATCTATTTCATATTCATTTACAAGTACTTTGTATTCCCTATTAGCCATATATGCTTCTGCTTTTGGGAAATTATTTATTAAAAAACTAACAGCCTGTGCTACAGAATGTACTTTTACTTCAAACTGTTTATGGCCTATGAAATCAGCTAAATCACCATATAAATTAAGTTTAGTTAGCATACCTGTACCTCTTTCCTGTACATTTTAACAACCATTGGTTATAAGGTTCTCTTGTACTTAGTCTATCTGCTAAATGGTGCAATACATCACCATCTATAAAAACAGCTACATGATTTAAACCATTAGCCATTATTGACATCAATAATAAATCACCATTTTGTAATTTATCTTCTGGTTTTAATTCTACAAAACCTGTATCTGTTGCACATTTTTCAAACATAGGATTTTCTATAAATTCTTCTGGCGTTGTAGGTCTTTGCCAATCTCTGAGTTCTATACCTAAATTTTCTTTATACCAATCTCTAACTAATGCCCAACAATCAGTAACACCCCATACCCATTGCCTACCTATTATAGGTGCTTTATATCCTGTTGGTTCACAATATCCCCATTGTTCTGTTTTAGGGTTAACAATATGCCATTTTAAATTACTTTGTTCACAAGCTATTTTATCTGCTTCGCTAGGTGATGGTGGTGTAACAGGATGACTATGTACAACTGCTGTAATGTCTCCTAAATTTGAACAAGCCACATAATCTTCAGGATCTAAAATAAAACATTGATGACCTGTTAAAGATAAATTACGACATGGGAAATATTTTTCTTTGCCTTTTATATTTACTAAAAGTCCACAACTTTCTTTTGGATCTTCAATTTTTGCATGAGTTAATGCTTCTTGTTTCCAAATCATCCAATAAATGTACCAATACTAGGAAATAAATCTCTTGTACATTGCCTACCAATTCTTACACCTGCCAAATCAAAAGATGCAGCTAATTCAAATGTAACTACATCCCTGTTTTCTATTGATTTTCTTGCGATAGTATATGTTATTTCTTCTTTTGCTGTAGGGTCTGGTGTACCTAATGGATTTGTGCCACCACTAAAATTAACAGCATCAATATATTTAGCAGTTGTTCTTATACGTTTTACAGTTGAACCTGTAAGATCATTACCTGTTGTTACTGTGTTTACGTTTAAAAGTATTGCTGTAATTGTTCCTAATGCATTACTTATGCTTATATTTGGTCTTGGTATCTGTCCACGTTGATAAGCAAATCCAGTAGCTTCTACAGGAAAACGTAGATATTCATTACCACCAAATACTAATTTACCATTCAGATTAAGGTTACTACCTGCATGGAATCTATAAGTTTGAGTAGAACCATGTAATGTAGCGTCAGTTGTTAGTTCAAATAGTTCAATTACAGCAGATGGATTAATACTTTGTAGATCAGTAATAATAGGTGCTGTACTCATGGTTCAAACACCTCTCTAAATGTAGCTGTAATAGTAGCTCTATTAGGATAGTTTATTCTTTTCTGCCATGTATCACAAACAAATTTAGATGCAGCACTTTCGCCTGGTGGGGTGTAATCAAAACTAGCCCTATCATCTGCCCTGCTATTTAAAAATGTTTCTATAGTATCTGAATCTGTTTCTGTTATATTATTCCATGCAAGATTATATTCTTTGCCATTCTGATGTTCGCTTAATCCCAATTGTATTCTATGTTCATATCCATCAGCAAATCTTATTACTTTAGTGTTAGGTGCTGAACTCTTTGTTAACCCATAACTAGGTTCAATACTTGGAAATGTTGCCATTATGCTAATAATCCTCCTGGTCTTTTTTGCTTTATTAATTCTGATTGTATTGCAACAGCAATAACCCTTCCAAATTCTCTACCACCTTGTTCACTACCTTCTACAGAACTACCAGAAGCATCTACATTAACAACGATATTACCAATACCACCGCCTGTTGATTGTACACCTAGTTTTCCGTTACTACCTCTCTTTAGTGGCAAAATAGCTTCTGGATAACCTGCCTCACCCATAAGACCTACGCCACCATTGGCCATAGGAAAGAAAGTTGGTCTATTGACTACGCCGCCATAAGCATATTTTTGTACCTTTCCATCAATAAATGCATTACCATCTGCATTTCCAAATAAACCTGAAAACCAATTAGTAAAAGGTTTTGTAATTGTTTGCTGTATCGCAATTCTTACCATATCTGAAATTATAGAATCTGCTAATTTTTTAAAACTTAAAGTACCTTTCATAACAAAATCTACTAAGGCATCTTCCATACCTTTAATTCCTTTAACAACAACATCACCAAATGCTTCACCTACACTTTTTATACTATCTTTAAATGAATCTATTTTTGCCTTTGCCTGTCCTCCAAAGGTTTTATCTATGTTATCTCCTGCCTTTGCTCCATATTTATCAGTAGCTTCTGAAACGCCTTTAAAAATACGTTCAAAAATTTTCATACTCTCTGCAAACTTTGTGGGATTGTCAAAGAAAAAAGTTTCCCACTCTTTAAATAAACCTTTAAAATCAAGTTTCGCCCATTTTTGTAGCATCCTTATATTAGTTCCCATCAGTATTGCTAAAAATTCAAAGCCTTTATAGACAGTAAATACAGTAGCAGCAGTAATTTTTAAGGTGTAGTTTAAAGTAACAAAAAGTGCTTCTAAGTCTTTACCCTCTTTAGTAATATTGCTAAACATTTCCGCCAAATTATTTAATGTTGGTAATAAATTATCTGCAATCTGCATACTAAAACCCTTTACTTTAAAACCTAACATTGTCATCTGGTCATTAAAATATTCAGCGTTTTGTGCAAAATTTTCTGATACTTCAAAATTGAATTCTTCTAGTGACGCTTTACCACTATTAAGAAGATTAACCATACTAGAACCCGACCTACCAAATATTTCCATTGCAATAGCAGCCTTAGTTGCCCCATCTTCCATTTTTGCAAAAGCATCTGCTATTTCACCTAATAACTGTTGATTTGTTTTTAATACACCATCAGTTGTTCTTACAGATATACCTAAAGAATCAAAAGCATCTTTATATGTAGCAACTCCTTGATCTGCTTCACGCATTGATTGTGCTAATCTTCTTAACCCTTTCTCTATAGTTGCCTGTTCAACACCTGCCAATTTACCTGCGTTTACATATGCCTGTAATGTATTAGCTGCTATTCCTGTCTGTATTTCTAATTTACCAAAAGCATCTGCAGCATCTATAGAACCTTTGACCATACGTACAAAAGCACCTGCGGATAAAATCACACCTAATGCTGCAAATGTCTTATTAAGTCCAGACATTGCCATTTGTAGGTTTTTAACCCTTCCCTGTACGCCTTGCATGGAATTGCCAAGACGTTTTAGAGAAGCTCCACCTACAGTTTTGGCCGCTACTATTAAATCAAACTTTGCAGCCATTTATTTATTCTCCTTATTTATTGTCTGTAATACTGCAGCTTCTATAACTTGTATGCTTTCCATTAATTCTGCAGGTTTATCTGTATACAGTTTAATCATTTCTAACACAGATGTATAGTCTAAACCAATAATTCCACCCATTCCTACACGCCATTGAGTCTGTACCTTTAAAAACATATTTACAGCTTCCAAATTATCAGGATAAATATAAAAATCTTTATCTACTTCTTCCTTCTTTTCAACAGTAACACCTAATACTGCATCATCTTCTGCTGTTTTATCTATGACAGTTGAACCAGAAGCCCAATATTCACCTGCCCCTATAAGTTTTTTATGTTCTTATTTTTACAAGATTCTACAAATGCATAAGAAATTGCAGTAGCAACACCTCTTACATCAAGTAATTTATTTCTATTAGTTTTGTTAAAAGGTACTTCAGAACCATCTGACATTTCTAAACCTTCCCAACCCATTAATATTTCTTTGGCTACATCTACATCTAACATTTCTTGATTTGCCACCTGGTTCATCATTTCTTGAAGCCTTGATTGTGAAATGTTTTTAAATTCTGCATAAAAATCCTGTGTCTCTGTTCTTTTACCAACAGGTACTTCTATTTCTACTTTGCATTTGTAGGTATCGCTTTGATCTAAAACAAAAGCCATTTAATTAAGAGTATTTACAGACTAGGGTAAACCCTTTTGATAATCTATGCAACTCTAAGTGTATACAAGGCTAAATTCATTGTTAGCTGCTGCTGTAGGTACTGCCATGAATGGTAAGTTCAACATTGTTATACCATCTGAATCTGCATAGGTTGGCTGTCCTAAATCAGATTGTGGACAAGATACTGTGACCTTATTACCTGCAGTTGTTCCATGTAACCAAGTGTTTGTGCCAGTAGATGTATTAGTATAATCTGTGAAAAAGTTATGAGCAGATAAAGCAACAGCTTCTACAACAGCAGTACCAGAAGGTTTACGATCCGTAATTATTACTTCTTTTGTACCACCTACTAATTCTCTATAAATCACTTCATTGTTAAAGTCTAAATTCCATGATTGTAACGCTGCACCATAACCAAATATAGAAAAAGCAGAAGTACTTCCATTTTTAAATATAAGTGGTGATGCCTGATTGCTTACTGTTACAGTTGGTGAAGCATCATCAGTAGGCGCTGTAAATAATCCTGTCAAATTGAAAGAAATACGTGGAATATTATTTACCTCAGCGCTAATGCTAAATGTACCTCTACAGCCCTTAACAATATGTCTAACACCATCATAGTTAACAAATAATGTTACGCTGTCAGATGGTGTTGCTACAGGTGCATAAGTAACTGTATTACCACCGCTTATTGTTTCACTCAGTCCACACGCTTTTAATACTGCTCCATACTTAGGTGCTGTACCTGCTGTTCCACTACCTGCCATTTCCACATCAAAAGTTACATTAACTCTTGTATTAGCAGGTATTACTTCATAATTACCCATGTATGGCCTTATTAGATCTCTACTAACTTCATCACTTTGTATAGGTTCTATATTCAGATCAATAACCTGTACATAGTTGGCACTACCTGTTGGATTAGGGTCTGTACCATAACTAGATTCTGCTTTCGCTAATATGCTTCTTTTTCTGTGTAGCTTAGGCATTGTTACATTTAATCAGTATGTTTATATAATAAAGGTTTTTAGTAAGAAACACCATCTATTGCGTTAAATCGTCTACTTCTGTTCTATATCGGACTATATAATTACAATTAATAATTCCTGTAGGTTGGTCAGAATCTAGTGTTTCTATAACAACAGCACCAGGTTGTATATCTATCGCATTACCATTAACTGTTAAATCTGCCATTATTCTGCTATGCATATTTTCTACGACAGCATCAGCAGTTGTAACAGGTGTAGATGATCTTACAATAACTGCACACCTAACAGTCATTGACCAATCTAATGTAGGTAAACTTGTATTCTGTTCAGGAGTATCGTCTAC